ACACGAATATGTACTACCGTCGCTTCCAGGTTGAGAATATCAACCAGTAATAGTTATTACCGACTGTATAAAAACAATAAGGTAAAAAACTGGAGAGGGGGCTGCAAAGCCCCCTCTTTTTTTTGTATAAATAATTGTATTCACCAAGGAAATGGCGCATGACTGCATTAAACCGAAATCCAAGCAATATTAATTTATTGCAAAGTACAAAGTTTAGAGTTACATTTGAGCGTCTTCGCGGATTGACTTATTTTTGTCAATCTGCAAATTTTCCTGGAATATCACTAACAGAAATTGTTCGTCCAACACCATTTATTGATTTGTATCATCCTGGAGAGAAACTCATCTATGATACATTCAATGTAACGTTCTTGATCAACGAAGATCTTGAAACGTGGACTGAAATTCATGATTGGATTCGCGGACTAACCTTTCCAACAAACTTCGAAGAATATGTGAACTTATCAAGACAATCACCTGGAGTCGTTGCAAGAAGCAATCTTACAAGACAGCCACCAGTATATTCTGATGCGTCATTGACATTCTTCACAAACAAAAATAATCCAAGTTTCAGAATTAAATTTGCTGATGTGTTTCCTACAAGTCTTTCAACAATCACATTTAGCACTGGCGACACTGCAGAAAATATCATGACGGCAGACGCCACGTTTAGATTCTCTTATTATAACTATGAGAGAATATAGAGACTTAAAGTATCCCGCCGAAACCAGACATAGGTAGTATACTGGTTAATTTGAGCAATAACAACTATACAATAGTTTGTTTTTTTGAATTGATTGTTATATGATATTGTCATGAAGATAGAAACACCTCCTCTCGAAGAATTAATGCAGCAATGGGAAAAGGATTCCGAAGTAGACACTACGGAACCTGGCAAAGAGATCTTGCGTATTCCATTGATTCACAACAAGTATAACAAATACTTGTCACTGCACAATCTTGCAGCCAAACGAGCATCACTTGAGTTTGACAAATTAAAGAAACTCAAGTGGATGTACTACAGTGGCAAGTTAGACCAAGATGAATTGGATAAACTTGGTTGGGAGCCATTTCGATTCACTCTTAAATCAGATATGCAAGTTTATCTTGATGGCGATGATGATCTAAACAAACTCAAACGCAAGAAAGCATATCACGAAGAGTCTGCAAACTTTTGCACCAATGTCATGAAAGAACTTAACAATCGCACATGGCAATTGAAAGAGTACATGGGTTGGGAGAAGTTTATCCAAGGTGCTCGATGATTGAACACGTTGTGGTTGAAAAAGTCAGTAATGTTTATGTTCAGGTTCATGCTGACGATGGCATCATTCGAGAGATGTCTGATTTCTTTACATTCACAACTCCAGGATATCAATTTTCACCAGCCTTTCGAAACAAATACTGGGATGGTAAGATTCGTCTGTTAAATACAAACACCAAACAGATCTATGTTGGTCTTGTTCCGTATATCAAAAAGTTTTGCAAGGATAGCAATTATGGCTTTGAATACCTCGATGAAGAAAAAGACGTTCACCCGATTGACACAAAAAATCTTGCAACTGCTCTATCACTTCCAATGGAGCCGAGAGATTATCAGTTGCTCGCTTCTAGCGTCGGACTTACGAAGAAGAGAACTATACTCATTTCACCTACAGCGTCAGGAAAATCGCTAATCATCTATATGATGATTCGCCACTTGTTGAATAGTGGTAAGAAGCGCGGATTGTTGATTGTTCCTACGATTAATCTCGTCACTCAGATGCATTCTGACTTTAAAAACTATTCCAGCAACAATGGCTGGGATGTAGACAAATATTGCCAAAAGATATTTGGCGGCGAAAGTAAAATACCAGATACTGACTTGATTATCTCTACTTGGCAAAGTATCTACGACATGCCAAAGAAATACTTCACGCAGTTTGATTTTATTATCGGTGACGAAGCACATACCTTCAAAGCCAAGTCGCTGACAAGCATCATGACTAAATTAATCAATTGCGATGTGCGTATTGGCACAACAGGAACACTTGATGATAGTAAGATAAACAAGTTAGTTCTTGAGGGTTTGTTTGGTCCAACATTTAAAGTTATCTCAACAAAAGAACTCATTGAACGCAAGCAGTTGGCTAACTTTAGTATCAAGTGTATTGTGCTGAAGTATCCTGAGATTGTATGTAAGACTGTCAAAGGATTTACTTATCCTGATGAGATGAACTTTCTGACACAACATGAAGGTAGAAACAAATTCATTACTGATCTTGCTCTTAACCTTAATGGAAATACACTAGTTTTATTTACTTATGTCGAAAAACACGGTAAACTATTATTCGAGTGGATACAAGAGAGGGCTGGCAATCGCAAAGTCTTTTTTATTCATGGTGGGGTTGAGGCTGAAGATCGCGAAGCAGTGAGACATATCACTGAACAGGAAACTGATGCGATCATTGTGGCAAGTTATGGTACATTTTCAACAGGTGTGAATATCCGTAACCTACATAATATTATCTTCTCCTCTCCAACCAAGAGTAAAATTCGCGCTCTTCAATCCATTGGTCGTGTACTGCGTTTGGGTGAAAACAAAGACGCTGCTACACTTTACGATATCGCTGATGATTTGCGTTATGGTCCCTATACAAACTTCACATTGAAACACTATGAGGAACGAGTGAAGATCTACAGCGAAGAAAAATTTCCTTTCACAACGAATAACGTAAGGATAAATTAATGTCAGAAGATCCAGTAGAATATAAACCTAGAGGCGAACTTAAATTTGTTCGCTTACGATCAATCCCAGATGACCTCATTGGATATGTGACTTATGAAGAAGGATATATTGTTGTAGAACTTCCACTGCGAATTGAAATTGAAACTCTTTTCGATGAAGGTCGTCAGATTTTAGCAATGCAAGAATATCTTCCTCAATCTGTAATTAAAATTAGAGAAGTTGAATTCTACACTGAAGAAGTATTATTTGCAACTCCAGTAAAAGAAGACTTCGTTGAGCAATACGAATACGTCGCCGATTATTTCTATAACAATGAAACTAAACTAAAATCGCCAGAAAAGAAAAAGGCTAAAGGGTTCGATAAAACTCAAGAAAATGTTGACAAAGTCGTTTCCATTATGGAAGCATTACAATCAAAGAAAGACAAACCAGTACACTAATTATGGCAAAGAATCACTATATTAATAACAAGGATTTCCTCAAGGAAATGACTGCATATCGCACAGCAATTCGAAAAGCAAAGAGACAAGGCAACCCAAAGCCTCAGATTCCTCGCTATGTTGCTGAATGCTTCATGAAGATCGCTGAGAATCTTTCTCACAAGCCAAACTTCTTGTCGTATACCTTTAGAGACGAAATGGTCGCTGACGCAATTGAAAACTGCGTAATGTACGTTGACAATTTTGATCCAGCGAAATCAAGCAATCCATTTGCCTATTTCACTCAAATAGTATATTATGCATTCTTACGCCGCATTCAAAAGGAAAAGAAGCAGTTATACGTTAAGTACAAGGCGACTGAGACTGCTGGCATTCTTGATGAATTTGAACTGAATGAAACGGAAGATGGAACATTCAGACAATTTGAGTTGTATGATAATATTTCTGAATTTATCGTAAACTACGAGAATTCAAGAAAGAATAAGAAAGCCAAGAAAGTTGGGCTGGAGAAATTTGTAGATGAAGATAGCAATCCTGGGTGATACCCATTTTGGAATGCGCGGTGACTCTATTGCGTTCCACAATCATTATAAAGACTTCTATCTAAATACATTTTTTCCGTATTTGGTGGACCATGGAATTAGGACCGTATTTCAACTGGGTGACTTATTTGATCGTCGGAAGTATATCTCTTTTCAGTCTCTTGCTCTTTGCCGTAATTATTTTTTTGATCAACTGGTAAAGCATGATATTCAATGCCATGTATTACTTGGCAATCACGATATCTTCTTTAAGAATACCCTCGAAGTAAACTCGCCAGACTTGCTCTTGCGGGATTATGCTCATCATGTCAAACTTTATGATGAGCCAACTGCTTGGGATGGTGTTGATATTATTCCATGGATCTGCAAAGATAATGAACTTGAGATCATGGACTTCATTAAGCGCAGCCAGAATCAAGTTTGCTTTGGTCACTTTGAACTTGCTGGCTTTGAGATGGATCGTGGCAATGTCTGTCATGAAGGTATGGATCCAAGCATTCTAAACAAATACGATCTTGTTCTTTCTGGTCACTTCCATCACAAGAGCAACAGCGGCAGTATTGTATACGTTGGCACTCCTGGCGAAATGACTTGGGCTGATTATAATGATGAGCGTGGGTTTCATATTTTTGATACTGAAACTCGTGAACTGACTTTCATTCCAAATCCCGAGAAGATGTTCCATAAGATTAAGTACAACGATGATGAATTGTTCTATAATGATATTGTCAATGCCGATTATGCAAATTTAAATAACAAGTTTGTGAAGATTGTTGTTGAGAAACGCAATAACACTTTCTTGTTTGACACTCTGTTAGATTCAATCGCAAAGGTAAATCCTCTCGAAGTGTCTGTTGTTGAAGACTTTTCTGAGATCACAGATAATGTTGAGGTTGATATCGATCAAGCAGAAGACACAATGACAATCCTGAATAAGTATGTTGATGGCTTGTCTTTACCTGTGGAATCAGATAAGATTAAAACTGTTCTGCGTGATGTGTACAATGAAGCATTGTCTATGGAGACAACGTGATTCTTTTTAAGAAAGTAAGATACAAAAATTTTCTATCAACTGGAAATATCTTTACTGAAATTCCTTTGAATGAAAATGCAACGACATTGATTGTCGGTGAGAATGGTGCGGGTAAGTCAACATTTCTTGACGCCATCACATTCTCATTATTCGGTAAACCATTCCGCAATATTAACAAACCTCAACTTGTAAACTCAGTCAACGAAAAAGAATGCGTTGTTGAGGTTGAGTTTTCTATCAACAAGAAAGAATATAAAGTCATTCGTGGTATCAAGCCAAATGTCTTTGAGATCTATGTTGATGGTAGTTTATTAAACCAAGACGCCAAAGCAAAAGATTATCAGGATCATTTGGAAAAATTGATTCTGAAGATGAACTACAAATCATTCACACAGATTGTCATTCTTGGATCAACAAACTTTACTCCATTCATGCAGTTGTCAGCGGCGGACCGTAGAACAGTGATTGAAGATCTGCTTGATATCCAGATTTTTAGTTCCATGAATGTGATTGTAAAAAGTAAAATACATGCACTTAAAGATGAAGCCGCGCAACTCAAGATTCAGATTGATAACACAAAAGATAAAATCGAATTACACAAGAAACATCTAGACGAACTCAAAAAGAATACCAAAGAACTAGTAGATGCAAAGAAACAAGAAGTAGTAGAGAATACGGCATCACTCTCGCAACTTGAAAACGATGCAACATCAAAAGAAGTTGAAATTGACAACCTAGTAAACGAAACAACTGATGAAGATTCAACAACAAAGAAGTTCCAAAAACTAAACAACCTTGAAGCCAAGATCGAAGGGAATATTCAGAAACTCGAGAAAGACATCGAGTTCTATTCTGTAAATTCGACTTGTCCAACCTGCGATCAGGCTATCAATAACAAAGAAGAAAAAGTACACACATGCAACAGTAAAATTACAGAACTAACTGAAGGTCTAACAAAACTAAAGGAAGAGAGTGATGCCGTTCTACGTCGAATCAATAACATTAAAGCAACGCAAAAGCAACTTCAGACTCTTGAACAAGATCTTGTCCGCATTAATACTTCTCGTAGCCAGATTCGAAAGTATGTTAAGAAACTTGAGGATGAAATTGCCGAGATAGAAAATAAACCAGCCATGAGCGATGAGTTTAAGGCGCAAAGCAAAACATTACTCAATGCATTGCAAGGATTTAATGATAAACGAAAAGAAGTATCTGAACAAACACAAAACTACGATATTGTCGCGCAGTTGCTTAAAGATGGCGGGATTAAGTCGAAAATCATTAAGCAGTACGTTCCAGTCATAAACAAACTGGTAAATAAGTATTTGGCTGCGATGGACTTCTTTGTCAACTTCAACATCGACGAGGAGTTCAAGGAGACCATCAAGTCTCGTCACCGAGATGATTTCAGTTATGAAAACTTCTCAGAAGGTGAAAAGAAACGTATTGATCTAGCACTGTTGTTTACCTGGAGGTCGGTCGCCAAATTAAAGAACAGTGTCAATACGAATCTGCTCATCTTCGACGAGGTCTTTGATGGTTCTCTTGACATTAATGGTACTGAAGAATTTATGAAGTTGATATATATGATGAATGATGATGCAAATATTTTTGTTATCACACACAAGACTGATCAAATGGTTGATAAGTTTAAACATACAATACGATTCGCGAAGGTTAAGAACTTCTCGCAGGTGGTGTAATCATGTCAAAGAATGTAAAGTTATACAACGGCAATCTAGTTGATTATGAAGTTTACAAACTTGTAGATTTTTATGATCCTATTTTGAGACAGCCAACAAAGCCATATGTTTTCGATGACGAAAAATCAAAAGATAAAGCAGCATACATTGCATTCTCTATGGCTGAGAGTCTAGAAAGATTGCAAGGTCTTGGCTTGTCAGCCAATCAAGTTGGTTTGGATGTTAGAGTTTGTGCGTTGAACATGGGCAAAGAAATTTGGACAATGTTCAATCCAGAAATTATAGAACGCTCTGAAGAATTGAATACTCAATTCAGCGAAGGATGTTTAAGTTATCCTGGATTATTCTTGAAGATTCCAAGATATAAAACTGTTAAGGTGAGATTTCAAGCAATCGGTGGTCAGTTTGTTGAGCAAGAATTAACAGGACTCACCGCAGTGTGTTTACAACATGAACTTGACCATTTGGATGGTATAGTGTATACTGATAGAGTGAGCAGAATTAAGTTAGACATTGCGAAAAAGAAAGTGAAGTCTAATGTGAAGAAAATGAATCGAATTTCTGAGAAGGTTGCGCAAGAACGAGAACATCTGATAGAGCAGTCTTCTGGTCTGCAATTGAAGAAACAAGAACCAGAAGTTAGAATTCTTGATTCTTCTATGCTGGGACCACAAGAGTCAGTGGAAAAAACGCCCGAGAAATTCGTCTATAGAGTGGGTTGACGTAAGTTATTGATTTTATTAGAGTTTTTTCTGTTGTATTCCAGGAACTTTTATTCTATAATGGTTCTATGAATATGAATATCCAGGCTTCCAAGTCTATCCTCGCCAAACTCTTGGCGAGCGAGAATATCACGGTCTCGCACCAAAATGTCAAGACCGCATACTTCGACCTCAAGAATCGTACGATGGTGCTGCCTGTCTGGAAGGACATGGATGGCGACTTGTATGACTTGCTGACTGGTCACGAAGTTGGTCATGCTCTGAACACTCCGCAGCAGGGCTGGCATAATGAAGTTGCTGCAACTGAAAAGAAATTCAAAGATTTCTTGAACGTCATCGAAGATGCGCGCATTGAGAAACTGGTCAAGCGCAAATTCCCTGGACTTTCCAAGTCTTTTGCGCGTGCATATGCGTCATTGTATGAGCGCGATTTCTTCGGCATCAAGAAACTCGAAGACCTCAACACGCTCAATCTAATTGACCGCATCAACCTGCGCTTCAAGATGGGTTCACATGTCATTGTTGAATTCAATGACTTTGAGCGCGAGATTGTTCGCGAAGTTGAGGCTGTTGAAACATGGGATCAAGTTGTTGATATTGCTCGACGTGTGTATGATTACACGAAGCAGAATGAACAAAATAAGGTTCAGAATCAGCAAGACCTTCAAGAGCAGATGCGCAATGAGCGTCAAGAGACTCAAGAAGATTCTGGCGAGTTCGATGACATCGATGACAATTCTGACTATGAAGACGACATCGACGGCAACGATGACTCTGACCTAGATGAAGAATCAGACGGCACTGACGCTGAAGATTCGCAGGATCAAACTGAGTCTGAAGACGAAGACGATGCTAGCAGCGATCAATACAGTCCTGGCGAAGGCGCTGAAGAAGAACAAGAAGATGACGGTGAACCGCAGTCTGTAACTGACCGCAATTTCCGCCAGCGCGAGCAGGAATTGGTCAACGAGACTGGCAAAATCTTCATGTATGAATTGCCTGATGCTGTTCTTGAGAACATCATTCTTCCGAACACGGAAGTTGTGAATGATCTTGAGAAATATTTCCGCGAACAAGTTGCTGATCCGAATCGCACCTATGGTCGCTATGGGATTTCTTACGATACTGTTGTTCAGAAGTGTGTGCGCAAATTCAACACGAACAACAAGAAAGTCATTATGCATATCTTGAAAGAATTCGAGATGCGCAAGAAAGCCAATGAGTATGCTCGAACGCAGACTGCTCGCACTGGTGAATTGAACATGAATGTGCTGCACAAGTATCGCTTCAGCAATGATCTGTTCAAGAAGATCACTGTTGTGCCGAAGGGCAAGAATCATGGCTTTATCATGTTCGTTGACATGTCTGGTTCAATGTCTGATATTCTCCGCAATACGATTGAGCAGATGCTTGTGCTTGCGTCGTTCTGTAAACTTGCCAAAGTGCCGTTTGAAGTTTATGGCTTCAGCGACGATGCTTATGGCAACAAGAAGTTGCACGAGATGATGTCGAAAAATCGTTTTGTTTCGAACCGTGCAGTTGACATGACGATGAGTCAGACATGGTTCCATCTGAAGCATCTGATTGGTTCTTCTTTGTCGCCTGTTCAGTATCGTCGTGCGTTCAATGCGATGTGCGTTGTTGCCAATGAGTATGGTCGTGCATATGACTACACTTGCAAGGAAAACGATCATGGTGGCTGGCGATACGATTGGGACACTTCTGGCTTTGGCTTGAATGGCACTCCGTTTCTCGAAACTCTGCTTGCTTCTCGCGGAATCATTACTGCATTCCAGAACAAGCATCAGTTGGATGTTTGCAACGTTGTGTATCTGACTGACGGTGACGGTGGCAGCAATCTTTCGTATCCTCTGATGAACAATGATTCTGGTTTTTATGATGATCGTCGCAAGTCTGTGGTGTATTTCATCGACAAAAAGACCAAGAAGAAAGTCAAGTTGTCAAATTACCATACGATGCAACCTGCGATCACGGAGTTGGTTGCTGACGTGACTGGTTGTAAGCATATTGGTTTTTATGTTGGCAACAAGAAAGCCATTCAGCGTGATGTGAAGTATCTTGTCAGCGACAAGTCTAGTATTGAGCAAGATGTTGCCAAAAAGACTTTCCGCGAGCACAATTACTTTGTTGTTGATCGTCTTGGTTATGACAAGTATTTCTATGTTGGTCTCCCGAGCACCAACATTGTTGACGACAAACTTGCCATCACTAGCGATATGAACAAAAACAAGATGGCTCGCGAGTTCTCCAAGAACGTGGGCAGCAAGAAGAGCAATCGTCTCCTGCTCACGAAACTGGCTGAAGAACTGGCAGTTGCGTAAGTTGTTGATTCTATTAGAGTTTTTACTGTTGTTTAATGTGTACTTTTCAGCGATAATAGTTCTATAGATTGATAATGGAGTCTGATGTGAGAAAGCCGAATTACGATATGAGCGCGAAGATTGAGATTCTTGAGAAGTTGCATGCGCACTTCGACAAGGATGTGATCTCGTTGAAGGAATTGAATTCCTATTGCGAAAACAAGAAGAATGGAGTTGAGAATTTCCCATACTTTATCTTGCGTGAGCGCAAGGTTGGTCGTGGTCAATTCAGTATCGTTCCGAAGAATGTTGGTTGTGTGACTTCTGCTCCGAAACAAACTGCTGAACCTGTTGCCGCAGCCGCAATGGTCGCGCAGGTTGTGAACATTGCTTCTCGTCGTGCGCAAAATGTCACCGAGTCATTTGTACCCGACCGCAACGAAACGTATGTTCCGTTCGGATTCTACAACGACATGCGTGACATCATCAAGTCGCGAATCTTCTATCCCATCTACATCACTGGCTTGTCTGGTAACGGCAAGACGATGATGATTGAGCAGGTTTGTGCATTCTTGAAGCGTGAGTTGATCCGTGTCAATATCACCAAACGCACTGATGAGTCTGACCTCATTGGTTCCTATGAGTTGGTTGACGGAAACACGATCCGTCGTGAAGGACCAGTGATCACTGCAATGCGTCGTGGTGCTGTGCTCTTGCTTGACGAGTGTGATCTCGGCACGGAAGACATTCTGTGCTTGCAGCCGATTCTTGAAGGCAAGCCATACTTTGACAAGAAGACTGGTGAAGTCGTCCACCCTGCTGCTGGCTTCAACGTGATTGCGACTGCGAACACGAAGGGCAAAGGCAGCGACGATGGTCGATTCATCGGTACAAACTTGCTCAATGAAGCATTCCTCGAGCGTTTCGCGATCACTGTTGAGCAAGAGTATCCGCCA